TTCTGAATATTAAGAAATAATCATAATTTTGAGGTAGATGGCAAAAGGCAAGAAAAAAATACCAGCCAAAAAGGTAGCAAAGAAAAGCCACAAAAAGCCGCCAAGAATAGAACCTGACGAATTAAACGATCAGGTTATTCGCTTTTGTGACAATTACCTGATTCACTTCAATGCCTCCCGAGCAGCTGAGCAAGCCGGTTATTCTGCCAAAACAGCTGCACAGCAGGCATCCCGCCTGTTAACAAAAGTTAAGGTGCAGGAATACCTGAAATCCCGCAAAGAAGAGATTGCCGAAAAGCTGCAGTACTCCCAGGAACGCACAATGCTGGAAATTGCCCGGGTTGCCTTTGGTGATATTCGGAGGTTATTCACAGTAGATGGCGCCCTAAAGCCAATTACAGACCTTGATGACGATGCCGCAGCTTTGATATCGAGCGTAGAGGTTTGCGAAGAAGAAGTAACCGCCCGGGATATTGAGGTTGAGGAAAAGATAGTGGCCGCCAAAAAAGTAAAACTTTGGGATAAGATGAAGGGGCTGGAGATGTTGGCGAAGCACTACAAGATATACAGTGATGCCCCAGTGAATAACAACACAATATCTGTGGGCTATGGAAAGGAGGAATAAGGTATGCATTTCCAGTTCAACCCGAAGCTCTTTAATCCGCTGTACTGGCACATATTAAAGTATTTACGCGACCCAGCGATAAGGTACATTTTTGTTGAAGGTGGGAGCAGTGCAGCGAAAACATACAGCATTTGCCAGGCCTTGCTGGTTGACGGGATGGAGAATAAGTATTCATCCATGGTTTTCAGGAGGTTCCACGTGAATATAAAGGATAGCGTGTATAGCTCTTTTAAATCGGCCAGCGCATCTTTGGAATTAACCGGGCCAGTGTATAAGTTTCAGGAGGATTTGATAAAAGGAACAGCCGGAAACCACGTTCGTTTTCGTGGATTGGATGACGAAGAGAACATAAAGGGTATAGAAGGCTACAATGTGGTTTATAATAACGAGTGGAGCCAGTTTTTAGAGAATCACTGGGACCAACAAAGAAAGCGTTTGCGCGGCCGGCCGAATCAAAAGTTTATATGCGATTGGAACCCGATCAGTTCAAAGTTATGGCAGTATGAGCATGTGATTGATCTAGATGAGTGGATTGATCAACCGCTTTCTTTAAAAGGCGCACCAACGAAATACAGCTCTTTAAATAGTGAATTCGCATTTATCCGAAAGAACAAAAAAGGGAACGCAGTATGGATTAAGGTAACCTACCGAGATAATTACTGGGTTGTTGGGCATCCATCCGGCAAAGGCGGATATGTGGACGTTCACACCCTGGAAGATTTTGAAGCGGACAGGGTAAAGAAGCCGAACCTTTACCGTGTGTATGCCAATGGCGAACGGGGCATCCTACGTACAGGCGGGGAGTTCTGGAAACAATTCGACGAAACGAAGCATGTAAGGCCCGTGAAGTTTGAAAAGGGTACAACGATCCATGTAACCCTGGATGATAACGTGAACCCATACGTAACCGTAAGCATCTGGCAGATATTGGGCAAAGAATTCAGGCAGGTTCATGAGATCCCGTGTAAATCGCCTGATAATAATGCACCAAAGGCCGCCAAAAAGTTCGCAGAGTGGCTGCATAAAATGGATTATCAGGATGTAGTGTTTGTGTACGGTGATCCTTCGGCTGCTAAAAGAAGTACTGTAGATGCGAATAACAGGTCATTCTATGATAAGTTCATTGAAGTGTTACGGGTGGAAGGGTTCAATGTAGTGAGCCGGGTTGCCAAATCGGCGCCGGAAGTAGCATTAAGCGCCGCCTTTATTAACGACATTTACGAGCACAACCAGGGCGGATATTCTATTGTAATCGGAGATAATTGTAAGATAAGCATAGATGATTATTGTACTGTGAAAGAAGATGCAGAGGGCAAGATGGCAAAACCGAAGGAGAAGGACCCGGTTGCAGAGATACCATTCGAGCCGCACGGGCACTTCAGTGATGCCAAAAGGTATTTCATAATAAAGATTTTAGAACGAGAGTTCAACGCATATAAAGCAAAACGGCGCAGATCAGGCAGTGTGGCAGCATAACGATCATAAAACTTTCCGATGTAAGTATCGGCAGTTATAAATATGATACTCGAATTCAACCAGCTTAAGAACATTGTTCTTAACAACCCCAATAAGGAATTGGTATTGGCCGGCGTGAAGAAAAACAAGCGCCTGCGAATGCACATGTATGGTGAAGGTCTGGATAAGCACCTGGAAGTGATTAAGGGCTTTGAAAAGGACTGGGTAAAAGAATTACGGGTAAAGTATACCCGCAGCAATAAAGACCTTTTTTCCCGCCTTGCAAGGCCGGAAGACAAGGTTTTTTCTGCGCGTGGTGGATCGATCTACTACAACCTGCCCGAATCGCAGGAGAAGAAAGCCCGGTTGTTATCTATGGATGTGCGCGACGGTTATTCTATCCGGGAATGGGTAGAAAACTTTTGGCGGCCCCATTACAAAGATGATCCCTGTGGCGTTCTCTTCCTCGAACTCCTACCCCAACAGCAGGCGTTAATTGCTAAACAGCAGGGCCGCAGCTTCGTTTATCCCACATACAAGGCTATAACCTGCGTTCATGACTATCAACCCAAAGGGGTAGCCCTGGAATATATATCGTTTAAGGTAGAGAAGGCGGAGAAGTTGGCCGCTGGCCTGAAGGAAGAAGATCAGGTATTCCGGGTTGTTGATGACGCTTTCGACTACTACGTGAAGCAGGTCAATAATGACATTGTGATCCTGTGGGATCTGACCATAAAGAACTTTTTCGGAATGGTCCCGGGCATGATCAACTCGGATATTGTTGACCCAAACACAGAAAACAGTTTCCTTTCCCTGTTCGATGACGTTGTAGGGCTGGCCGATGAATTCCTGCGCAAAGGATCTATTAAAGTTACGCATGATTTCCTGCACGGCTTTCCTAAATACAGCGAGTTTGCAGATGATTGCGGCGACTGTAAAGGAACCGGCTTCATAGATGCAGAAAAGTGCCCTACCTGCAAAGGCACGACAAAAAGCGCGATGGTTCGGGTAAGCGATATAAAGTTGCTTACGTGGCCGCAGGATAAGGATACCCCAGTGATCAAGCCCACGGAAGTAGGCGGCTACATAGAACCATCTAAGAACTACTACGAGATAGCAACTGCGGATCTTTCCCTGTTGGAAAACTATATGACATTAACCTTATGGGGTACCCAATCGAAGATAAAGACTGAAGGAATGTCTATTGGCCAGAATGGTGATGCGAAGACCGCTACCGAGGTAATGGACGAAGTTAAACCCCAGGCTGATCGGCTTATACCCATATCAAAGATGGCGGAAAAGCGGCACAAGTTCATTTTGGATGCAGTTATCCGTCTGCAGGTGGCATTAAGCTATCCGGGAAGTTCAGTGAACTACGGACGCCGTTACATGCTGGAAGGTCCGGACGCCATCTGGGAGAAGTATGCAGACAGTAGACTGAAAGGTGTTGCCATCTCCGCCCTTGATGACCTGTTGGTAGAATACTACGAAGCAAAGTTTACGAGCGATCCGGTTAAGCTCCAGATTCAGCTAAAATTAATGAAAGTTGAACCGTTCGTGCACTTCAAGATCGGTGAGGTGCAGGCATTCAGACCAGGCCCAGATGATTACAAAGCAAAACTGTACTTCAGTGAATGGCTCAGTGAACAGAATGACGGCCTGATCCTTTCTCAGGACATTCCAGCCCTTAAACAATCCCTTTACGAATATGCCGGTAAAAAGCAGATCGTTGAGGATAAACCGGAACCAATAGCCGCATAATTATCACGTCAATTTTAAAACCTAAATAGTTTTCAATTATGAATGTCAAAAGGAAAGAAGCAGCCATTAAAAAGTACAGGCCCATGTTAAACTCAGGCGTTACTGTTGAAGAACTGGGAAACCTGCTGGCTGAAGATGAAAAGGCATATACGCCTGAAGAAATAAGCGAATTGCGTCAGGCAATAATAGGCGACGAATCGGAAAAGCCAGCCGCCCAAACAGCACCAGCACCACCGGCCACAAAGGCGAAAAAGTCAGAAATTGTAGGCTTCGAAGAGTGGCGCTGTGAAATCAAAGTATCTGGAGAAGGCAATAATGTGAGAAAGGAAGTAGAGAAAGTTAAACGCCTTCGTGCCAATGTGAAGATCACGGACGAAGAAGCCGAAACCCTCAATCGTGGCGCCAAGGATTCACCCAGGCAGGATTACGTCATTATGTACTTTAAACCGGAATAACATGGTAGTAAGGCAATCAGGAAATGAAACTAAAATACTGGGCGATGGTTGTTCGCCCGTTCAGTTGGTTAGTGACCCAATGCTACCCTATCTTCAGCTGGTTATTGTGATCACAAATAACGAGGGTAACTCAAAGGAAGTGCCCGCCCGAATTCAGCCGGCAGAGATCGATTACTATTATCCCGGCTTTCATGAGGGAACGGTAATCGTTACCAAGTCCCGCAGCAGCTACCTAACGCTAATGTCAGTACAGGAATTCGACCAAACGCTAAAGGCCTACCATGATGCTATTGCATCGAATGCCGGTGTCTTTGGCGTATTAACAATCACCCCAAAAAGTAAAATTCATGCAACCAGTTGAATTTCCACAGCAAACGGCTATACTCGCAAAGGATCAGCCGCAGTACACACCGCTCCCCGTACATGTTGGACCACCGGAAGAGGGCTATCCGATGACCGCGTGCTTAGAGCTATCGGAGGAAGAGAAAGCTGAAATAGCGGCTACTGGAAAGTTTTGGTTAACGCAAATCACTTTCGGGCATCCATTCCAGCCTATCCGTCTTTCGACTCAAAACCCATTTGTTAACTCAGAACAACCACAATCATAATTATGGCACTTAAAAAGGAAGATATCCAGACACTGGCAACCCTGGCAAAAATCCCAGTTGCTGACCTGGAAAAGGCAATCAGCGAGAAAGAAGAAGTTGCTCTGACCATTCAGGACAAACTGAACGTATTCACGGAGGAAGAGGTAACCACCCTGAAAAAGAACGAATATAATTCGGGGAAAACTGCCGGCGTTGAAATTGCGGTAAAAGAATCACGCGAAAAGTTGGGTCTGAACTTCAGCGGCAAAACGATCGAAGGCCTGGTAGAAGCTGCCACAAAAAAGGCCCTGGACGATGCAAAGATCGAGCCGGATAAAAAAGTGACCGAACTGGAAGGCAAAGTAACCAACCTTCAAAATACTGTGAGGGAGTATGAAACCAAAATGGCGGAGAAGGACACGGAAGTAAACGGCATAAAAGACAGTTACGAGCTATCACAATACATACCTGCCCCCGGTGAGAACGGCCCTGCCTTTGTTCCTAATGAAGTGTTGCAACTCATGAAGATCAACGGCTACGACTTTAAAAGAGAGAATGGCGCCCTTGTGCCTTACAAAGACGGCAAACAACTGCAGGACAAGTTAAGCAATGCCCTGCAGGCCAAAGATGTTATAACCGGCTTCATGAAGGAAAAGAAGCTGATCACTGAAGAGGTAGTGCCAGGTGGCCGTGGCGGTGGGGACAAAAGGCCAGGAGCAAAGGCAACCAAGTATTCGGAACTTAAAGAACAATTCATTGCTCAGGGGAAAAACCTGCAGGGTGAAGAGTTCGCAAAAGCTGTGCAGCAGGCAGTGCAGGATAACAAGGAATTCGATATGAATTCATAACCCAAATTACTCTTTGAATATTTAAAACCGCCTGGCATTGTTCAGGCGGTTTTGTAAATTACAGCCATGATCAATCCGAAAGAGCTACAAATAGGCAACAGGGTATGGGAATCAAACTCTTTCACCCCTGGTACTGATGACTTTGACGAAATTGTTATCGCATCAATAAACGACCTTGATAAGGTTATTCGTGATGATCAGGGCAACGGTTATTCATATGACTCTTTATACCCCATTCCCCTCACTCCCGACTGGCTGGAGCGGTGCGGGTTTGTTAATGGAGATAAACATAGAAGAAGCGAATATGACGGCCCTAATAATATAACCATTGGTGAAGTGTCCGCTGATAGCAATTCATTCGAGTTGTTAGGCAGTGAATGGTCGATTGGTAACCCGTTCAAGTACGTACACCAGCTTCAAAACCTCTACCACTCATTAACCGGTGAAGAACTCACTATAAAAGAAACTGTATGACAGTAAAAACATATACGGAGCTTATTTGGGAGCGCAAATGCCTTATGGCTCACGCGCCATTAATGACAGGACACGCGTTAAATGAAACTAGGAATAGAGTAAGAGACATAGATGTACTATTGCGTGAAGCAGATGCGGCTCTGCCAAGGTGGACAGGCTATCAAAGCGCGATATCTAATAACATCATGGAGGTGGTGGAGATACATGCCATCTGTACAGATCTTATCATTAAATCCTGGTGGGCCAGTTGGCTGCCGTTTGAATGGATGCACAACCTTGCTGCATCTTACTACGCCGGGAAAGCAAGGCGGATTTATAATGCAAAGAAAGCGGCTAATGAGCTTGTGAAGTTAAACGGGTATCGGCAATCGATCAATTCTCGCTCCACTTCCATTCCTGAATAATATAGTCATCTCCTTCAATAAGGAAGCCGAGTTTTAAAAGCCGTTCATCAGGCACAGCGGCTTTTGCCTTTGTAATCCTGCCATCTTCCATTTCCATTATTATGCATTCTATGCCCGGCGCAAATTCGCCGGTTGCCTCTAAGTAGAATATATCACCTACCTGCTTCATTGGCTCCAAAAGTAATTATTTTCAGAAATATTTGGAAGTTCTGAAATATTCCTATCTTTACTACACAATCGCCCCAAGGTGCTGGGGCAAGCAAGATAGGGCAAGGTGCTGCCCAAAGTAATTTTCTCCAAGGTACTGGAGGTCTAACGCTTCTCTTTTTAGACTTCTTTTCAAATGGCAAATTTTGATACCTCAAATTTGCTGACAGCGCAAACCATGCTGGCAGCAAAATACGCGGCCCCGGAAATGCGTATGAAACCGGCCCCCGCCTTCACTCTCTTAACAGCAAACAGCTCGATCTTAATGGAATCCGTGGAAACCCTTCGTACACGCGAAGACCGGGCCATTGAAGCGCATTTGCTGACCCGCACAAAAAGGAACTCAGGTTCTGCCCGTGCACACAATCACACCGGTACAATTGATGACAGCGCAAAGGTGACTCTTAGCTGGACTACCAAGTCTGATAAGTTCGCTATCAGCTTGAAGTTGTTGGATAAGTCAGTGTTTGATTTTAACACGGTGCTGTCTAACAAGTTCGAGCAGGCATGTATGAACGTACTGGAAGATAAGGAGACTGAAGCAATCGCATATCTGCGTGCTCAACGTGCCACTCAACAGCCTACATTAAAAGGCGCAACGTTCAACTCCGACAATGATGCGGTAGAAATCTCAGCGGCTGAAGTTGAAGCTAAACGCTTCTTTGCCCGCATGCGCTCTGTTATGCGTCAGAACTACTTCAGCGGTAATCTGGATGTAATCGCTGATGCAAACGTGGTAGTTAACGCTGAATTCCTGGCAGCCCAAGGCGCAGGTAATGCAACGAACTACGGTTACCAGTTCCAGGGCCTGAACATCGCAGAAAGTGTTGAACTGGATGACAGCAACTATGCAGGAGGTGCAGCTATTGTAATGCCGGCCGGATCTGTGGGCGCTCTTAATTGGATACCCAAACAAAACCGCAGTGGCTGGGGTGATTATAACAGCTATGTAGGTGGCTACGGCGTGTTCAACTTTATGGGGTACACCTTCGCAGTGCATGGCTACAGCCAACGGGCTGATACCAGCGGAAGCAATGGTAATGAGCAGGACGTGCAGATGGAATTCGAGGTTTCGTTCGATACCAGCCTGAACAAGTCACCGCTGAACTACACTACCAACCGCACTGACAGTGTGATTGTAGAGTTTGCCCAGGCATCGTAATCTATTCCATTCACCATATCAATA